ATGGTTCTCCAACCTGATGTGCTTGTCCCATGAGTTCTCACTACCCTTGATGTGTAGCAGAGCGGCAGGACTTGTCTGATTGATACCCGTATCTCCATTGGTTGCTATCGTTAGAGCAGGAACGTGGTTTGTGCCATCAAGAGAAGTTGCCCCTGTCTGAATCTTGAACTTGTCAGAGTCGCTGTTGTCGATGCCCATGGTCCATCTTCTAACTGCTGTCAGTAGGAAGTTGAGGGCAGCATCCCCTGTGCCATCTTGCTCTATAGTTATGTTCGCAGAGCCAACGGAGGACTGACTCGTAGTGGTACTGTCTGCTTTGACGTGCAACAAGGCGATAGGGTTAGTTAGACCGATACCCACTTGACCCTGTGATGTTATTCTCATTCTTTCAGGAGAGGCAGTGTCGTCATCTTGGTCAATAGGTGCAGTAAGGAAGGTGAGGTCTCCGCCCTTGTCGCCTGTACTGTGGGCCTCTGCCGCATAAGCGACAATCGCTGCTGCTGCTTCTGTTGTCTTACTTGGGACATTTCCATCTCTTGTGGCGAAACCGATACCACCAATCATATCACCATCTGCTATTGATGTGTCACTGTTGAGAAGAAGAATACCATCGTCTTTATCTGCAACACCATCCTCTGTTCCTACGTTAATTTGTAGTGTGTTGTTCGATGTGTGAGTTGAGCCACTTGTTCCATTATAACCAATAGATACACTGTGGTTTGCACCGTGAGTAACTAATGAAGGTCTCAGAGTACCACTTGAGTTTCTTGTCCTGAAGGTTACTCTTCCACTGTTTATGGAACTGTCATGGTAGAAAGAACTGCTATCAGTTGTCATCTTGAACTTGGTAGAACCGTTGACTAGGTAGGCTATGCCCTCGTATGACGTGCCGTCTCCATTGAGGGTGAGAGCCATACCAGAGACAGGCGATGCCGTCCCAATACCGACTCTACCATCACCATCAACGATGAATGGTGTGGAGTCAGCAGTGCTATCGCTGTCAGTAATAGTGACCTTGAATGCCTCAGATACGGTATCGGCTACAGTGATGGTTTGCTTACCTGCCAATGCCAAGGTGCTTCCGTCAAACGTGAGGTTGGCTTCACCTTGAATTGCATTTGAACCTGTCACAGTGGCTATTGTATTGTCGGTGCTACCTGAAAGCGATACACCTCCACCACCACCACCAGCAATAGCACCATCATCGGTGAGTTGTATGTCAGTGCCGTCGTCATCGGTGAAGTAGAGTTCCCCATCACCATCGCTCTTCACCCACAGTTGCCCGTATCCTGCGTTGTCAGCAGGTGCTGATGCCCTCTCCTTGAGAGTGAGCGAGCCGTCTATGGTCACTTGGGATGAGGTGAGTCCCATAACTGCGGTTGAGGCTACAGTGAACGTCTGTGAGTCTTCTGAAATCTGTATTTGGTCAGCAGTGGTGTTGACTCTTTGTAATTTCAAGTCTTCATCATAAGAGGAAAAGATTCCCTCGTTCGCAATAACTTCCCTGTTGAAGTAGAACTTGCCCCTGTTAGTGATGAAGTGGCAATAGGTGGTGTTCTGACAACCAACTTGCACATACCCGTCTAAGGAATCTATCCTGAGAACCTCAGACTCGAAACCCAGTCTTACGTGGTTGTTATCAGCAGGAGCACCCGTTGTAGTATCGCTTAGTTCTATTTGACCAGTTGATAGCAGCCTCATCTTCTCAGTCGCTGCTTCCGATGTACCTGTTTTGAAAACCAATGAGGCTGTGTTGGCTGTATCGGTGAAGTCTGCTTCTGCAACCGCAGAGATGGAAGCGGCTACTAATCTCGCATCTCCATCAGAGCCGTCTCCTTCACTGTTTGCTGCCCACTCTATAACACCCAAATCGTCTCCGGCGCTTACTGTGGTGTCACCGGTAGACAGTCTGATTATCGGGTCAGCCGCAGAACTACCAAGGAAAGTGGTTCTCATAGCGCCATCAAACTTCATTCTGTCTGAACCTGCTGAATGGATAAAGAAGTCATCTCCGCTTGTTGTCCCTACCTTACCTCCCCATGTCTCCGCCCATAGTTTCACTGTGGCGTTGCTGCTCGACCCATCGGAATTGTAGAGTTGAACGTAAGTGGGGTTGATGCTCGCTAGGTCTGTACCGTCACCAATTTCCAACTTAGCAGAAGATGGGGCGACTCCTATTCCGACCTTACCATCCTCTGCTACTCGGAAGAGTTCAGTTCCACTACCTATTGCGTTTGAGTTCTTGGCTACTATGAAAGCAGTGTCATCAGAGTTGTTATTATTGGCATCTATGTTGATGTACACGTTGTCTGGGGCAAGCACTCCGACGGAGAAGGATGAGTTGGACTTGATTCCCATGTCGTTTCTGTCTCTGAATCCGAATATCGCAGCAGCACCTTGGTTGCCTGTCGTCAACGATAACTTGTCAGCGGTGAGTTGCATCTGCGACTCGTTCCCTAGTCTGAATCTGATTCCTGCGTTTGCGTTTATCGACAGGTCGTCTCTCGATGCACCACTGTTGTCCTTGTCGTATATGGTCACGCTAGGCTGTGCTACGTTCTCGAACCCGTCTCGGAAGAACAGACCGGTATCAGCCACTACCTTGATACTTGATGCTGCTGTATAGGAGGCATCCAAGTCAGGGACAGTGAGGGTGTTGCTCGACTTGTTTGTCCAAGTGAATGCAACTCCATCAATTGTGCCTGACCCTGCTGTGGGGAACTCGCTGGCATCAGTCAGAACCAATGATGTCTCACCATCGGTGTAGTCGCTTGCGAGCGTGGTCGTGGCGAAGTTGTAGGCATCTGCTAGGATACTCCCCTCGACGTGTAGTTTTTGGTCAGGTACAGTAGTGCCTATTCCTACATTACCTGTATTGCTCAAAATCATCTTATCGGTATTGTGTATTCTGAATCTTATAGCCTGACCTGCTTCTGCATTAAGGAATGTTCTCCCATCTGAATATTGAAGCAATGCATAGCCTCCGGTATCGAATGTGTCAAGATGACCGAAACCTGCATAGTCGCTATGACCAGTATGTCCTATGGCTGCTCTACCATGATATGCTATTGAGTTAGTATTTTTCATATGCTCTAGCGTTCCATCAGATGTAATTCTCATTCTTTCAACAGCGGCAGTGTCATCATCTTGGTCAATAGGTGAAGTGAAGAACGTTAGATATCCGCCTTTATCACTCGTACCATGGCTTTCTTCTGCATAGGCTGCTATACCAGCAGATGCCTCAAGTATGCTGCTTGGCATGTTGCCGTCATCTGAGTCAAAACCAATACCACCGAGAAGGTTGTTTGCTACAGTAGTGGAGTCATCCCTTGTTATCAGTATACCTTGATTACCATCAGCCATGCTTCCGTGAATGTGTAGTAGGTTTTTTGCGGTAGTAGCAACAGGACCTATGCCCATCTTACCACTATGCATACCAAACTTGGTTGAACCCTCAGTTTGGAATATGATAGCATCATCAGCATGAAGAATCAAGTCATCGCTCGCAGCCAATGTGACATCAGTCCCAGATGCGTTCCAACCCAAGTAGGATGTTGCATCATCAGCACTGAGATACAACTTGCCCGATACACCTGTTGTTCCGAATCTCCCATTACCATCAACGTCTAACAGATGAGAGGGGTCTGTAGTGCCTATACCTACATTACCAGCAGATGTGACTCTCATTCTCTCTGCTACAGTTGTAGTGCTAGTTGCTTGAGTGTTGAGTGTGATTGCTGCTGCATCATCAGCACCATCCCTGAGAAACAGCATACCCGCAACGCTGTCTGCATCGTTAGTAGCGGCTACTTGTGCGAAGGTGGCATCTGATGTCTTGAGTCCCTCTAACAATAATGAAGCCCTACCATCAGATGTAGAGTCTACCTTCAACTCTCGATTACCAGTGCCTCCAACTGTTAATCCAGTAAGAGTGCCAACAGAAGTAATGTTTGTTTGAGCAGCACCTGTGACAGTCGCAGCAGTGCCACTCACATTGCCTGTCACATCACCTGTCACATCACCTGTCACATCGCCTACGAACGTACCTGTCACAGTTCCTGCCTTGAAATCCTCAAAGGCAGTGCCGTGTTTCAGTTCCATCCTGTTGTCCGTCGTGTTGTATTGGAATGTGATGTCGTCTCCTGTTCCTCCTTCCAGTGTCAGACCAGTGCCATCCACAACCTCAGCGGTTGCGTTTCCACTACCGAGAACTATGTTCTTGTCTTCGACGGTCATATTCTCCGTGTTGAGAGTGGTGGTCGTACCGCTCACCGTTAGATTCTTGTGAATGGTGACATCACCAGTCGCACCACTAATGGTTATTGCATCCGCATGAGCGTTGACATCGCTATTGGTCGAACCTGCTGCTGGGGCATATTGGAGTTTCAAGTCCCCTCCAGCACCTTGACCTGTACCTGCACCTGCTCCTATCTCAAGGGGAAAGCCTACGGCATCTTCACCGGAAGAGGGGAGTCGCTGGAGATGATTCCTACCGAGATACAGGTCTCCACTATAACCAGCGAACCATATCTTGTCGTCACTGCTTATCCTCAACTGCTCGTTATCAGTAGCACTCAATGGTGCGTTTGCTGCACCATTACCTGCGTGGAGTATCAGGTTGTGTCTACCTGATGTTATATCCTGCCCAGCATCCTCACCGATGAGCACGTTGTAACTACCATCAGTGATTGAGTCCCCTGAGTCCTTGCCGATGACGATGTTCCCTGTGCCTGTGGTAATTTCCTTACCCGCATCGTGGCCTATGCCTATGTTATAATTACCAGTGGATACGTCTTGGAGAGCATATTTACCAAGCCCTACGTTATCAATTCCACTGGTCACATTCATCATCGGTTGGTATCCTATGCCTATATTGTGACTACCAGTGTTGTTTCCAGTAGTCGATGACCCCTCTACTGCCATTTCCCCTATACCGATGTTGTAGTCGCCATCCATGTAGAGTCCCGCTTGTAGACCCAAGAATATACCCCCATACATATCGGTGGAGGTAGTGCTGCCAGCCAATGTGCCGATTGCTATGTTCCTCGACCCTGTAGTCAAGGCATCGAGCGCCCTATCTCCTATGGCTACGTTTTGGTCACCAGTGGTTATTGACTTCATGGCTTGGAAGCCGACTGCCACGTTATCCTGACCTGTGGTGTGGTCTTTGGCGGCTTCATAGCCTATCCCTATGTTCCTTACACCGGTGTTGTCAGTGGCGGTAGAAGACCCGTAGAGCGAACGATATCCTAGGGCGATGTTGTGATTGCTGCCAAGATAATTACCTGCTTGATATCCAAGAGCGATGTTATAGTCTATACCTGTGTCAACAGCACCCATGGCAACATGACCTATACCGATGTTGTAATCACCGTCAACAATCAAATCAACGGATGTGTGACCGATACCCACGTTGCCTGTGCCTGTTGTCACGTCATGCAGAGCCTCGTGTCCGATACCGACGTTGTTACCACCGGTTGTGATGTTATATCCAGCCTCGTGTCCGATACCGACGTTGTTACCACCACTGGTGTGAGAGAACAGTGCTTTGTAGCCCACTCCTATGTTGTCGTTGCCTATGTTGTCGTCAACTGTGCCAGAGCCTTGCGCTGCTTGTGCACCAATGCCTATGCTTCTGGATGCACCTAAGTTGTGACCAGCCTGATAACCTAAGGTCACATTGTGTTGAGCACCAGTAGCAGCACCTCCCATGCTGCTTTCCCCAACTGCGGTATTGTAATTTCCAGTAGTCACGGTCTCCAGCGCTTGGTGTCCCACCGCCACGCTGCTCGTAGCAGTTGTCATCGCTCGCCCGGCATCAGCACCAACAACGGTGTTGTACGAGCCAGTGGTGAACGCAGTCATGCTCCTGTAGCCTACTGCTGTGTTGTGCAATCCGGTATTGTCAGTGCTTGTGGTAGAGCCATGTAGTGACTCATATCCTACTGCCACGTTGTTATTGGTATCTAGGAACTCTCCAGCGTAAGCACCTATCGCCACGTTGTTCGATGCGTCTACTGCTGTAGCAGACCTAGCAGCGTGATATCCTATCGCAACGTTTGCGTCGTTCGTCGTAGCGAATACCAATGACTCTTGACCGATTGCTATGTTCTTGTGTCCGGTGTTTATGTTTCCACCTGCACTGTTGCCTATCCCTATATTGTCATCACCTGTGGTCATGGCCGTCAATGCCGTTAGACCCAAGGCGACGTTCCTAGAGCCGCTGGTGATGGTCATGAGAGCATTAGTACCTACGGCTGTGTTCAGTGTCCCTGTGTTGTCTGCTGTGGTAGCACTACCCTTGAGAGCATTAGCGCCTATGGCAATTTGCTGACCGTCTTTCATCTCTCTTGCTGCATCCTTACCTATGGCGATGAAATTGTCAGCGTCTACATCCATGCTTCTACCGGCATCATAACCTAACAGTATGTTGCCTTCGCCTGTAGTTAGTGTATTACCCGCATAGTGACCGAGCGCTATGTTGCTACCACCCTCTGTGACTTGAGCAAGAGCACCAATACCGAGCGCTATGTTGTCATCAGCGCTGGTTATAGAAGAGAGGGCCTGATAGCCGATGGCTATGTTATCAGAAGCAATGTTCAATGTACCTGTGGAAGGTGCACTACCGAAGTTGTTGAGGAAGATTGAGTCGTTTTGTATGAGTACATCAGTGAGTCCATTGAGAGTGGAAGCACCACCAGAAGAGGAGTTGTCGTTCGCCCACTCCAGAACAGAGCCGCTGCTTGGTACTTTGAGCACCTGCCCAGCGTTGCCCAATGTAGTCGGGAAATCGAATGCGTTACTGATTCTGACTGCGCCCGATTCTTTTATGGTGATTCCGAGATTCATGTCAGAGCCAGCAGACGTGGCGACGTTGATGCCTTGACCAGTGTACATCTTCGTGTTCCCGAAAGCGTCGTGCTCTAGGAAGAAGGCGCTGTCTACACCTCTTTTGTTAGACATGTGTAGGGTTGTGACTGCTGCGTTATTGGTGTCATTAGTGTTGACGAGTTTCAATGCCTCGTAGTCTCCAGCGCTAGAACCCGAAAAAGTCGCTTTAGCCCCTAGTATCTGACCCGATGTGCCTGTCGGACTCTCACCCCCAAGAGCGAGTGAGTAGAGGTAAGAACCAGCAGTGCCTTCAGCAGATAACTGTCCCTCTACGTAAGCATCGTTCCCGTTCAGGGTAATCTTGTTGGGAGAAGTGTTGCCCACCCTCAAGTCGTCAGTGATGTAAGCACTGCCGGATACGTGAAGTTCGTATGATGGGGATATAGTGCCGATACCGACCTTCCCTCCGAAGTATGCCGTGGAGTCACCACTAGAACTCTGTCTGTTCTTTATGAAGAAGTCTGCCCCAGTTATAGCATCGCTGTTGTTCCCTACATTCTCATCCTGTACGAATATGGGGTATAGCGCAGTTCCGTCATCATTATCGTGTGAGGAAATCAAGAGGTGGGCCTTGTTTGTACCTGTGTTGAACTCGGCATTGAACGCACCACCGAGAATGAGTTGTGCATCTCCGACATCGAATGTGGAGTTTGTTGGTTTGTCGAATGTGCTACCTAGTAGCACGTTTCCATTTACTTGGAGTTTAGCATCGGGGTCTGTCGTGCCTATTCCTACATTACCAGCACCCTTGATTATCATCCTGTCAGATGCAGTTGCTCCATCCGCATATGTGACGAATACCATGTCACCTATGTTGTTGACGCTATCACTCACACGACCCGCTATTGCACCGAGCGCTGAGAACTCGACTTGCGTCCCACCACCAGTGGCGTTGTCATCGTGGTTACCGAATTGCAGCACCGCTTGATTTGAAACGTTAGAGCCATTTCTCCTCCCTCGTATTGTTACTAGGGCATCTTGACCGTTGTTCTGGGTCTTGACTAATAGTTGTGAAACGCTGGTTTTTGCTATTCCGTCAGTGGTGGTATCACCAGATATTCTCAGGATGTTACTGTGAGAGGTGCTTGGTCCTCCAGTCTCCTCAGAGCCGATAGCAAGTTTGCCTGTTATTGTAGAGTTGCCAGTACCTTCTACCGCTAGGCCCTTCTTTACACGAAAATCTTTCTCTGCCATTTCTTCACCATGATTTCACTGTCCATCATATATCTAAGAGTATTAATTGAGCACGTATGACATACGTGTCATTACTGCCGGAGGAGGAGGTGAACTTAACATCTATGTTAGCCCCGTTCTTCACAGCGCTGATATCGCCCTTTGCCACGTCACCGGAGGAGAGCACTGCGTAGTTGGTGTAGTGACATGCAGCATTTGAGTCATCGAGAGTGGTGTCATGCCCATCCCACATTACCACCGTCTTGAACAGGTCGGTCGTGTTGTCCGTGTCATTGTACACCGTAGTCAGCACCTCAGCACCTCTGTATGCTGTGCTGTCTATCTGAGCGATGGTGGCGGAAGCAGAGTCGTTTATCGTGCCTGAGGCTACCTGCACCGTCTTGATGTCTCCGTAATCAGAGGAGAACTGGGTGGATGTGACAGTGCCAATGGAAATGAGGTTTCTCATCCTCACGTCTCTAAGGTGGTTGCTTGAGTCGTTGAGGTCCTTGTTATCGTCAACTGCTAGAACCTTGTCAGCAGTGACTGCTCCATCAGGAGTATTACCAACATCTAATGTAATACCATCTAGCACTGCTATCTCGGCGGTGGTTATCGTCACAGCGTCTAGGGTCAGTGATGTGTCAGCAGTGAGACTGCCTGTCACATCCAATGCTTTGTTCATGTTCCACTTCGTGCCTGAATCACTATAGGTGAATGTGGCAGCAGCACCAGCGACTGTCAGACCAGCACCATCTGCTTCGCTAGAGTTTGTGGCATCTTTCGCTACGGTGATATTGAGGTCCTCTACTTCCAAGACGGCTGTGTTCACCGTGGTGGTATCACCATCGACCTGCAAGTCTCCCTTGATTACCACCTTGGATGAAGTGCCGTCAGCCTCGCTACCACCATCTATGACCATCACGTCGATGAGGCTACCATCTGACTGCTGCGCCATCTGGAATGTGAGTCTTCCTTCTTCATTATCGGCAGTGGCACTTACCACATCAGCCTTGATAGCAGCATATGTCGTGGTGTCTTGGTCGGAATCATCTCCCTTGAAGAGTATCTGACCGAGCACATCGTTAGCAGCACCTGCCGCACCCTTGTCCAACACGAAGTTCATGTTAGGGCCAGATGTGTTGTTAGCGGCATGACGCAAAGTCAGGTTGGGTTGAGCACCGGCAATACCAGACTGGAAGTAAGCCTCACCAGCAGACGAGTATATGGAGTAGTTAGTTGCAGAACCTTTCGCTGAGAGTTGAAGGGCCTTGGAAGTAGAAGCAGTGCCTGCTACGACTCCTGAAACTGATGTGTCTCTCTCTGCTTGTAGAGACAGAGCAGTCAGGGATACACCATGTCCTGCGTCGTGTCCGTTTGCTACATCAAGAGCCTGTATATTAGCGCCTATAATCAGGTCTCCCACACCGGCAGTCGTTATGTCAAAATCTTGTCTTCTGACAATTTTTAGATGAGGGTTAGTGTTAGAAGATGTGGTCTTGTCTGAGTTAGACTGCTCGCCTAGCAGCATCGTGTGCCCGTCGAGAGTGGCCTTGGCCTCACCATCCAACTCAGTGGTCGTGCTGCCTATCGTGACTAGCCTGTTCTCTCCCCCAGATTGGTTGTTCAGGGCTGATATAGTGCCTGACGCTGATACCCAAGAGAGCACACCAGCGGTAGTAGATTGCAGAACCTTGCTGCTGCTAGCGGGAAAATCAGTGGGTAGAGTGTAAGTCTGGCTACCAGTATTGTTTGTAGAAATATTATTGGATGCCTTGAATCTGACCTCTCTCTCAGCAGAACCCGCTGTCTGCCCTGTGAAAGCGAGATAAGCGCCGTTCTTTGTTAGAGTGGTATTACCGCTTGTGTCTATCTCAAAATACGATTGACCGGTTCTCATTGGGTTACCAGCACTGTCTGCAATCCCATCGTAGTCCTTGCTTGCGTATCCTATGGCGTAGACACCGGTTGTGGCTTGTCTTCCTGCGCCCCACGCAGTACCAGTACCACCCCTTCCTGTTGTATAGATAGAGCCTTGACCTGTGTTTGGTGAGTTCTCTTCATTGTCTATTATGAAGACACCACCCATGTGTTCGACGGACATTCCTGCTAGGTCGTCATTGGCTATGTCGGTGTGTATCCTGACCTCTGCGTACTTCAGCGTATTAGCACCGGCAGCAGAGCCACCACCGCCTAGGTTGCCGCTTGCTGGTACGTAGTCACCGTTGACTTGAAGCAGGGTGTGGGTTTCTCTGTCAGTGCCGTTGATTCTTGCATGAGAGGAAGTTATGAGTTGAGTGAAAGAGCCTGTTGATGGAGTTCCTACCCCTATTGCAGTCCCGTCTATCGTACCGCTGTTGATATCGACGTTTGTCATATCAGTAGAGTGGAAGTTGATTTTGGGGTCATCCAATATCGTCATCACTGTGGATAGAGCGTTGAGAGTGGCGGCATTCGAGGTCGCTGGGGTTGCTACTTTGAACTTGATACTTCCACCAGCGGCAGTGCCCTTACCCTGTCCAGCGGAGAGTATGATGTCCCCACCTGTACCTGCATTGTTAGTGCCCCCTGTTGGTGGAGAGCCTCCTTTTATCGTAAGGTCCACTGCGTTTGTGTTCTCTGCTGAGGAGGTCTGGGTGATGGTGGTAGCCACAGCAGCAGCACCGGTGGTAATAGTACCGAAACCGCCTGCTAGGTTCAACTCCTCGCCGCTGTCGGTAGTCACGAGTTTGACGTAGGAGTGGTCTGCTGTCGCTATGTCCAGACCAGCAGCCTCGTTGTCCTTGACCTTGAAGGTCAACGCATCGCCGGTGGTGTCCAGCGTGTCGGTGACGAGAACTATGTCACCAGTGCCGTTAGGCTCTATGTGTATGTCACCATTAGTGGGTTGAGATGTTATCTTGGATACGTTGGGTGTGCCTGACACTGTGCTCAGGAGCAAACCGTCAGTCAGTCCTAGCGTTCCATCTGCTATCACCACGTTTCCTGTCGTCACAGCAACGCTAGTTGCGCTCGACGTACCATCGACTACCAATCCCTTCCTTACACGAAAATCCTTCTCTGCCATTCATTCACCCCCTTATGCTGCCATCCCTATCCATGCTAATTCTGTTGTGAAGTTCTTGTTCACTCCGCCTATCTGGTTGTAGTTCAGAGTCAACCTCACGTTATCCCCGTTTATGTCTATGGTATGAGTCCCAACGACATCAGCACCGTGATTCACTGTGGCGTATGCGGTTCTGTACACCGACCCACCACTCTGACCGTTGTGTGTGAATGCCACCTCTGTGAACTCGAAGCCGGTGTCATCGTCTGTCGTCTTCGTGGATATGAACAGTTTGCAGCCTCTGAACTGCGTTCTTGTGAATAGAGTGTGCACTGCGTCGGATGTCGATGAGCCTGTGAGTGTGACGCTCTCAACACCCACCTTGTCTATCTGTAGTTGGGTGAGTGGTGTTGCTTGATTGATACCCACTTTGTCAGCAGAGACATCAACGAACAAGAGACCACTGTCTATGTTCAGGTCATCAGAGCCTGTTATCGTTGTAGCAGATACAGTCCCACCTGACATGTTGCCAGTGAGGTTGGCGCTTATCGTGGCTATTGTACCAGAAAATTTGTTTGTATTGTCAGTTGCGTCAGTAAAGAAGGCGAAGCGACCCTCATCCTCGTCGTACCCGAAGAAGCCGAGTCTGGCTTGTGTGTCATAGTACCTGAACAAGATTCCCTTGTCGAATTGGTCATTGCTACCGGGAGCAGTGTCACCACCTAGTGTGAGTATAGCGTCGTCTGTGGTCAGCGTGGTACTGTTGACTGTAGTGGTAGTACCGTTCACTGTGAGGTTACCTGAGACAACCACCTCACCGGCAAGCGTGGTCTTCTGTGCTGAATCTATAGTGAGGGCCGTGGTCAGCGATGTGCCGTTGTGGGTGCTCAGGATGAGTTTGCCCTTGGTGTCGTCGTTCGTCCCGTCGTGACTACCCTGTATTTTCGCTAGGGATGCATTGTCATGGTCCTCGAACAGTATGTTGCTCTCAGCACCACCAGCGGTGTGCTCATTCACGCTGTTCTTGAGCGTGATTGTAGGACCGTCTGCCGTTATCTGCAACTGCGTGCCCGGAGCGGTGTCCCCTATTCCCAATTGGGCAGCACCACCCAGTATGAGGTCATCCTGACTCTCATCCCACAGCATGTAAGAGCCAGCAGTAGCACCGAAGAACTTGACATCGTAGCCAGTGTCATCCACACCGACAGTCACAGGGCCGTCTATGTCCAAGGTCGATGTCACGAAGAAGGTGTCAGTGGACGCATCCCAGTGGATGAACTTGGAAGCGGTGTCCCCGAACGCCTTGAAGTCTATTCCGTAGTCATTCGCCCCTAGCACCAATGAGCCATTGGTAGCGTCGTCGTGTGTCCACTTTGCACCGACGTTATTGGCTGTGGCTGAGTGCAGCAGTAGGTCAGCGCCATTACCAGAAGTACCAACGTTGAGTGTCGCACCATCGAAAGTGAGTAGTTCCTCACCATCCAACTCAGTGGTAGTAGAACCTATGGTCACTAACCTGTTTTCAATGTTGGTGTTTAATTGAGTGACAGCGCCAGAGCCACTGGTTGATGCGTTGATGAGAACGGACCACTTGGGGTTGGTGTTGCTGTTGTTGCGAATGATGATGGCGCTTTGCCCACCAGTGACTTGGTAATTCAGAGCGTTGCTGCCAATGGTGTCGAAGTTGACTGGGTGACCGCTCGATGAGTTGGTGTTCCTGATGTACACTATCGAGCCGGGTGCGAACTCGTTGCTGGTGTTGTCTGGGTTGAGCGTGCATCCAGAGGCGCTTGGTGCGATGATGAAGATGTTAGGACCGTCGTGCGTGAAGTGATTGACACCAGAGGGTGTGCCTGTGTATATCCTGTCGGGGGCGAGTCTGAGCGTCTTTGCTGTGCCGTCTGACTCATGTGATGCGAAGAAGAGCACGTCGTCCCCTATGTCGCCTAGCCTAGTTCCACCACTGGTCACCTTGTCTGTGGAGTGTGACATCCATATCGCACCGAAAGGTGAGTTGGAGAAGTCACCACCCTCGGTGTGCAATGCATCGAGGTCCGTGTGGCTGTTGATTGAGTTGGCAGAGTCCTTGTTCTTCGGTATGCCCTTGGTGAGGGGAGTGATGAATATCGGTGAGGGCTTGAGGAACACCCTCTTGTCGTTTATCTCTGTGATTCTTATGGCCAAGGTGTTAGCGGCATCTACCGTGCCTGTCTCGAACTCGGCTCTCACTGTGGCTAGGACTATGGTTTCCTTGACGGATGTGCTAGTGCCGTCGTCTGTGAGATATGTGTTGGGTGACGAGGGGTACACCCCAGTCCCTGTATCGACTAGGCCGCTCTGTTGGAATCTGATGTGCTTGGTGTTGCTGGAGTCATTGGCGTTGACGAATATGGTGAAGAGGCACTCCTTGCCGTTGGTCAGGATACTGGTAGTCCCTGTCTTGTTGGCACTGGCGGAAGTGAGGTCTATCGTGATGTCATCTGGAGTCCCGTCTGTGTCGTAGCCATCAGCGAACTCGTACATAGTGCCATCCAGTATGGCGTACCCACCCTGTATCACTATCTGATGTGCATTGGAAATGTGCTTCTTGACTGCTCCGGGCAGGAAGTCGGGGTTGTTTCTGTCAGTGCCGCTGACCGCACCACCCTCAAGCATGAGTATCCCATTGCCATGCACACCCTCCAGTATGTTGGTGAATGACGCTGATAGTATCTGGTCGCCGTCTCTGAGACCATCAACCCCTAGGGTGTAGTTGGCTGCCGTGTGTCCTGAAAGTGGATTGCCTGTCGTCGTCATTACCTCACCTCTATCAATAGTTGAATCTTCACTTCATTTCCACTCGTCTTCGTCACTGGGCTTATCACATGTCGTGAGACGGGAACGAAATCGTTCGTGCCCCTCAACTGTATGAATACCTCCTTGAGGGGTTCGGAGAAAGAATGTTCCGTTCCGAGAGTACCCTCGACCATCAAAGTGGAGTCGTCTACGACCGTCACAGTGGGGGTGATTGTGACAGCAGGTCTGCCAGCAGCACCATCCGATGCTGTGGCTGGCGTGCCGTCGAACCCTAGTATCATCTCGTTGATGTTAGATGCTATAGTATCTAGCATCAATCTCTTCATGTAGTCACTTGCTGGCATTACTCTCCACCTCTCATTTTCACTTCGCTAAACTTAGACATTCCAATCACCTTAGTAGTCCCTCCTTTCCCTATGGTAGCCCTTCCAGCAGCCTTGCCGATGGCAAACTTGGAATTGAGGCTTTCTACAACTCTCACGGTTATTACGGGAATAGTCACTATTTCAAAGGAGGAGAACAGAGACAGGTTCTTCTCAGTCTGCTGGCTTATCGTATCTGGGTTGTTGCCCGATGAGGATGCTACCATGCCCTCGCTGATGCCTTGCAGCACTCCCTCTATACCAGTCTGCACAGACACGAAGTTCATGTCAGTCAATCTGGATGACAGGGTGTGTCTGGACTCCGTGATTAGTTTCTTGTCTCCCTTGTAGGACACGACCTTTCCGGGTCTCAAGTCCCAAGCGTCTGGATGGCCGCTGCTCCTCAATGAGCCTTGCTCTAGGGAGTTGGCCTTGAGTATCTGCCTCGCCACTCTCTTAGCAGCAGCGTTGGTCTTGACAGTGGCATCGAAGATTGGTGTGACAGTCTCCTGCACATCCGTGTCGAACTTACCCTGTTGCCTCTCAGCGTCATCAACGACGGCAGATGCGCTTTCGTTCTTCGCTAAAGGCACGCCTTGTATTGATATTCTGTTCTCGTTGTGCGAGGATGGGTTGGTCTCCTCGTTGCCCTGTCTCAGACCCGCATCTAGGAATCTGGTGGATGTCGTGAACGTGAACGGGGTATACATGAGGTTGGCGAACCTGTCGAAGTAGATGATGTTCCCATCATGACGAGAGGCGAACTTCAGTGCCGATATGAGAGTCACTCCGTAGAAGTCCTCTGCTAGGAACTTGCTGGTGTGCTTTCTCCTAGCGCTGTTGGTATTGGCTGCATGTCTCAACGAGCCTATCTGCACTGATGTTAGAGTGGATGCTATGTCCGTTCCCAATCTCATTGCCAAGTCACTGGTTCTTAAGCCAACATCAATCGGGTCTCCTAGGTGCACTGTCTTGCCTTGGAAGCCTATGTCCTTCAGACTCCTCCCCTTCATGTTCTTCAGGTTGATTTTGACACCCTCGGTAGAGGACTCCGCTGTAGATAGGGTGAGTCTGTCAGACGTGTCCTCACCATTGTACATCAACGTAGGTAGGGTCGAGGTGGCTGATATCACACCGCTCTCATAGAATGGTGCTGATGTGCTGGTATGTCCGGGCACACTAACATGTGAGAGTTGCACTGATGCCTCACCTTCAACCAACTCGTACCTCTTCTCGCTGAATACGTTGTATGTGGCGTTGTTCCTGTTCTCTATGGTCACCTTGTGCTTGTAGTCGCTTTGAGATTCAACTAGGGCATGGTGTACTGCGTTGTCCACGAACACCGGTTTTCTCACATGCTTCATCGCTTCGTTCACGGTGTCAGTGAACTTGCCTGTGCTCGCTAGTAGTTTGGTCATGCGGCATCACCACTGTGGTCACTCACGTTGAAGGACACATCACCTTTGTGTCCCTTGGGATGCAGGGACTGACTGAATCTGGGTTTGACGCTGTAGTCCAGTCTCCTCACTATCTGGTTGGATTCTTCTATCTGCCTCCTTCTAGATGCATCTGCCCTGTAGTGCTGTAGGGTGTTCTCGCTCATTATCATCCTAGTCACTGGGCTTGTGATTGTGGTCTTGTCAAATCCATTCACTCCTGTGGTTTCTGTTCCCAGTATCTTAGGACCTTTGGAGGTGGGTGTGTTGGCGCTGCTGTTGCTGATGTACACCACAGGCACGTATGGTCCATTGGTGTCTGGTGCTGTGCTCCTTGGGAAGTTGCCTGTCGCTACTCTGGGTGTTGGTGTCTCGTATGTGAACAGACCGTACTTGCCACCACCGCTTGCTCTGAAGAAGTTGGATGCGGGTTGTGGTGTGTTGCCTGCCACGGACGGTACTGGTCTGAACATCTCCACATGTTGCTTGTCCAACACACGGACGGGTCGTAGCAACCACTTCACGCTCTGGTCCTTCTGGTTGTTTTTCACGGTGTTCCTGTTGAACTCCGTGCTCTGATACGGGTTCGTGGTCTTTTCACCACCAGATAGGCTATCTAACCCCCACCCTGTGTCATCGAAGAAAGAGCCGTAACTCTTGGTCTCCAGCACGTAACTACCACCCAATGGGTTGACGTTGCTGGTGTGACTGAATCTCAAAACGCTGTTCATATTCCCGTTGAATGTGACGCTCGTCAGGTCCAAGTCACCGAGAGTCTGGCTGTTTGCCACCAGTGCACCATGCAACACTGTCCTCTGTCCCACGCCTCTGTCTGTGTGCAGGCTGTGTGCCTCTGTGTTGATTGCTATGTGGTCCTTCTCAAGCCCCTCCATGTTCTCAGCGTCAATGCCTATCCTAGGGGTGCTTCTGCTGATTGCGTCCTTATGTGGTGACACACCTACAATTTCCTCCACCCTGTCGCTGACCACTGCATCTGGCTTAAGTAGGCCGTCCTCTGCAATCTCCAGTCTAGCGCTGATTCCCCTTGGAATCTCATCGGCTTGCAGTACATCGTTACGGGGGCGTAACAAGCCCGTTACGGCTGGTGGTTCTGCCGTGTTGCTGCTCAACACGATACCAGTGGAGTGTATAGGCTCTGACAACTCCGTGAGTATGTCCTCGTTGAATTGGCTGGGATACCTGACTCCCCTGCCGTTGCCCATGTCCCCTATTCTCATGGAGTGCGTAGGTGCGAATACATCGACCAACTCAGTGGTGCTACCACTCAGAGACTGAGTGCCACCCAACCTAGGTGCGTCACCAGTTCTATCTCCTGAGGAGTTTATCACACCAAGGACATCGAATATGGGTCTGCCGTTGTTGAACACCCTAGCGTGGGGTGACCTGTTGTTGGTTCTGTCATATTCGTATGCGTCTCCGCAGTCCCATGCTGGGCGAATGCCGAATCCACGCACTGGAGCACGCCTTACGTCCTCTCCACGCTCGTTGCCCCACCAATCCACCAGATA